CCTCCGACGTGAGTGGTCGTCGTTGTTGACAACGCAGATGGTGCGTGTGTGAATTTGAGCCTGCTAGTAATAACACCGCTAGCATTGGTTTCAAAATCTGGAATATGTGAAGCCGGCGCGTCGAAAGGGTCAGCTAGACTGGCTGCCCATCCGCGAACGCTTTTAAAATTTTTATTTTGCTTTTGTTTCATTATTTTGTAGTGGATGCCTCAAATAACAAAGGGACTGTTCATCATCTAGAAACCTGAGTGGAAGCGCCGTGCAGTCTCTCGGCGTTTTGTTTAGCACCCCTCGTAGGAGTTTTGGGCTATTACTCTAGATGACCCACTGACTAGAAGGCCGGGTTGGTCAACCCCCGCAACATTGTGTTGTTCACGGCCCGCTAACAAAGGAATCGGTTGCGACACCGATTTCACATGATCAAGTCCATGCGTGCTACCTTTTCTACCCCCTACTATACCCACAATGGGTTGAAAGTCGCTAATTCGAAGCGGACTTCAGGTCGATATTCTATCACCAAATTATTATAATAATCCTCCAATAATACTTGGTAGTAAGGCGGAATACCAAATGCATCGTAATATGAAACACGGGCGCCATCGGTCACTTCCCCATACCGACCAGTCTGTTTTGTCATAGCAACAGAAAGTGTATAGGAAAGGCCTTTATCAATTACGCGTTTCACTGCTTTCTCAAAACGATTCATTTGGCTTTTGGACATGTTCAGTTCGCTGATCATCCTATCTGCATTTCGACCGTAAGCGGTGTACAACGATTGTGCTACAGGTACACAGGCGTGCGAGGCCATGCCACATTGTGATACTGCTTTCATCCAAACAGCAAGTTCACGTTTAGTAGAAAGATGCGTTGCACTAGTAGCATCTTTCACCGCGGCATCCTGAGCATTTCGGACCATTGTATATTTACCGTTTACGCAGATGGGGTGGGTCTGGCAGAACTCGATTTGTTCTAAACGAGTACTCATCGCGCCCACTGTTAAACCAAATCCAAATTTCCGGAACCATGGTTCAACTGCGTTTCTGAACAATTGTGCGTGGCGTTTGCCAATGATGACAGTACAGTCATCACCAGCATCTACAAATCGATACGGTACACCCAAGCTCTTAAATAGAGTGTACATGCAACAACTAACCATAGACACACCGACCAATGAAGTATTCATTTGACCGGAGGTTAGCGTGCCATCTACAGTGTATCGAATTACACCATCATCACAACGAAC